GGTGAAGAGGCGGATGATTGCCATCGGCAATGGCGCGATCAGGCCGAGGACGGTGGGCCCGAACCTGACCACGTTCTGAACGATGCCCTGCCAAAGGCGGGAGAAGAAAGCGCTGATCGGCGTCCAGTTGCGCACCACCACGAACGCCAAGGCTGCGAAGCCGACGATGGCTGCGACGGCGATGCCAATGGGCCCAGTCGCCAGGACAGCGAACACCGTGCCCAGGCCGGCCACGATCGGGCTGGCAGCCGCGATGGCGCCACCGATGGTGCCGATGGCGGACACCACCCCCGCGATGATCGGCAGGGCGATCACCAGGCCAGCCAGTGCCCCGCCGATCGCCACGATGCCGGTCATCAGCCCAGGGTTGGCTGCTGCCCAGTTGGAGGTCCCCTCCACCATCGGCGTGATGAACTCCGCGATGCGGGTGAGCGGCGGCAACAGGGCATTGCCCACGGTGATGCCGAGCCGCTGGGCGCTGTTGTTGAAGCTAGTCAGCGTCCCCTGGAACGTCCCCAGGCTCTTCTGGAAGTCCCGCTCCACCGTGCCGGCCGCGGCCTTGCCGCCGGCTTCAGTCTTCAGCTGTGCATACTCCGCCCGGTATTTCATCAGCGACATCAGGGCCAACTTGGCCTCTTTGTCTCCGAAGATCCGGGAGAGCTTGAACACGTCGCCGCCGGTGACGCGCTGGAGTTCAGAGATTGCCGCCTCCATCGGGTTGATGCCCTTCGCGCGGGCACCCTTCAGCACCTGCTCAATGTCCACGCCGAACTTTTTGAAGTTCTTGACAGCATCCGGTGCAGTCATTTTCAGCATCGCGTCGGTCAGGCGCGTCGCTGCCTGGCCCGCATCTGGCGCGTCCTTGCGCACCATCTGCATCATGCTCGCCAGGGCCACGGCACCTTGCCGGCCCTTGATGCCAAGGCTGCCGGCCGCCGCGGCGATGGTGGGCATGAACTGCGCCATATCCCGCAGCTCGAATGCACCTTGCTTGCCGGCATAGGCCAGCGCGTCGAAGGTGGCCTTGAGCTCCGTCGGCCGGATTTTGAGGGCGTTCTGCAGCTGGAAGCCCGTTTTGGTGACGTCCAGCAGATCGGAGTTGGTGGCGGTCGCCACCTTGCCGAGGGCCTCCATTGAGGCGACGGCATCCTTCAGCTCCAGGCCCTGGGCCACCAGATCCTGGATGCCTTGCGCCAGCTTCTCCGGAGCCAGGTTGGTGAGGTTCCGGCTGCTGAGCCGCAGCACCTCGCTGCTCAGCCCCTTGAGTTCGACTGCGCCAACGTTGGCGGTCTTGCCGATGTCGCTCAGCACCGCCTCGAAGCTGGCGGCCGTGCGAATGCTGGCCCCGAGCGCCACCGTGATGCCCGTCGCGCCGATGGCGGCCTGCTGCCAGAGGGCATTGTCGAACATGCCCTTGAAGCTTTTGCGGCCGCTGATGGCCGCATCATTCATCGTGCGGGTGACGTTGCGCCCGAACGACGACACCTGCATCTGCGCAGCCTTGATCGAGCGGCCGAGGCTGGCCGCGATCTTGCCGCCGATCTCGACGGTGATCTTCTGTGGCCCGCTGCCGCCGATCATGCCCGCTTCATCGCCTCCGCAATCTCATCCTCAACCATCTCGGCCTGATCGAACCAGGCCCAGAAGTCATCGAGTTCCAGGTCCAGCAGTTCGGCCAGGCCCCAGCCGGTCGCCTTCGCCAGGATGATGACCGCCCGGCGAAGGCCATCCATCGCTACGACCTGGCCACCCTGAAAGCCAAGACCTGCGCCTCCAGCTTCGCCCAGTTGACGTCATCAAAGTTCATGACGTCTTCGTAGAGGATTTCGCAGAGGCTGGCGATGAGATGCACAGTCTGCTCGCCCTCGTTGTTGGAGGCCTTGGAGGCGGCGACGCGATCGCAGACCTTGGGCCGGCGCATGATCACGTGGTCAACCTCCACGCCGCTGATGGTCTCCGGGAAGTCGAAGACCACTTGGGCGGTCGGCTCAGGTCGCTTAGATGCCATGCCCATTGTCAAACTCCAATCGCCTGGCGGATCGTAGCCAGCTGATCAACGCCGTTGATCTTGCGGATCATGTTTACCTTGTCGATTTCGATTAGCTCACGGCCGCCGATCGTGAGCTTGTAGTAGCGCAAGCCCACGGTGAACTTCGGCTTGGTGGTGTCACCAGCCTTCCAGTCACCAGGCTCGAATTGTTTCACGTTGCCGGTCATGTTGACCACGATGGCCACCGCGTCAGCACCATCGGCCCGTATGGCGCCGCGGGCGGTGAGCTGCTTGTCTGCGCTGGCCAGGCCGTAGAGGGCGATGATGTCGGGGTTGAACTCCAGCAGGTCAAAGCTGGCCTCCAGCTTCTCCATGCCCATGTCGTGCTCGATCGGGGCATCCATCCCGCCCGCGCGAACCTCCTCCATTTTGGTGGTGAGGGTTGGCAGGGTGAGGGTGTCGATGATGCCAGCGAGGCCGCGGCCATCGACGAACAGGGTGAAGTTTTTGAGTATCCGTGGGATCTGGGCCATGGGTCAATCCTCGATGGGGCGGATGGTGGGGATCAGCGGAACAAGGTGGTCACGTAACCGTCAACCAGGTGGCTGCGGAAAGTCACGCGCTCCGCAGGGAAAGGCGGGGTAAAGTCAAAGTCAAAAACCACCTGGCCGTTGCTGATGGTTGCCGCAGTATTTAATGCAGGATCAACCCACACATCGCCGCCCAGGATTGCGCCGATAGATTGAAGCATCCGCAGATAACCGCGAACGCTTTCCATTACCTCCTCCAGGTAAGTGGCGGTAATGCATCGGTCCACAGCCCAGCGGTGACCGCGTCGAATCGAGTCATTGATCATGTCAACAGTCCGACTGACGCTAATAAACTTGTACTTTGGGTCACTGGACAACGTGCGGTTGCCCCAAAGGCGGAAGCCGCTGTCTCGGATGATCGTGGCGATGTTCTGCTCGTTCAGCAGGTTGGCCCGGCTGGTGTAATCACCAGGCTGGTAGTCGATGGCGCGAGCGGTTCCCTGGATACCGTTTATCTCATGGTTAGAGGGGCTCCACCAGAAGCCCAACTCATTGTCGATCTTGTTGATCAGGCCCGCGATAGCGGAAGACGCAGGGATCGATACGCCGCTGCGCAACACCCACGGATCAACCACATAGATGCGGCGACTTCCAAAGTCGTTGTTCAGCTGAATGGCCGCCGCATCAGTCGTGTTCGGTCCATCGGCAATGATGTGCGCCTGCAGTCGCTCGGCGATGCCCAGCAGCTCCGCCAGCACTTCAGACCGGACAGTGCCGCGCTGCACGGTGCCAGCCACTGCCTGCACACCTCCGGCAGGGGGTGCACCGATCGTGATGGTGGGATTAGCCCCCACGCCCTTGCCAGGGTCGTCGATCACGAACGACACGACCTTGCCGGCGTTGGCGCCAGTGCCCAGCACAGCGCGAACCACCGCGCCACCAGGGGCGGTGACGGGCGGGGCGGTGGTGTAGCCGGCCCCCTGGGTTTGCACAGCAATCGAGAGGATCCCGTCGCTGGTGCGCTGATGGGTGAAGCCGGGGGCGATCAGAAGGCGGGGGGAAAATCCGACAAGGCTTTCGGCTGCCAGAAATGCATGCACGCCTTCGTAGGCGCCCGTGGTGCCGTTGATCCCACCAACGATTCTGTCAATCGTTGCGGTCTCTTCGGACTCTTGCGCCACGCGGACCACCACCACCACAGCGCCGGCCTGGTCGTAGATCAGGTCGAGGGCTGGTTGCAGCGTCCCGGCCTCGCCCAGGCCTGCCATCTCACCACGTCGAGCGACCAGCACCGGAGTGTTCAGCGGGAACGCCGCGGCGTCCGCATCAGGCGCCGTGCCGATCAGGCCAATCACGCTGGATCGAACCGTTTGGATCGGCCGGGCTCCGGTGTCGATCTGGAGAACCTCCACGCCGTGGAGGAAGGTGGTGGTCATGTGGAGGGTCCTCCTGTTGGGTTGATTCTAGGCGAGGCTGCAGGCCTACTCAAAAAACAAATTGATGGCGCCAGCGTCGAAGGTGTCGGTGCCATTGGCAGCCACCACACGCAGATAGTCCAGGGCGCCCGCCAGTGTCACCACCCCGCCAGAGACGGTGGATCCCTGGACGATGCCGGTGGTGACGAACTCCCCAGAGGCCAGCCAGGTGTTGCCGCTGATGTTCGTCAGCGTCAGGTGGCCGTAGTGGTTGTAGGCGTAGGCGTTGTTGAAGATGGGGATGCCAGCGGTGGAACTCACCGGCCCCACTCCGCCGGTCCACGAGAGCACGCTGTTGCCGGTGTAACCCGTGACCGTCGGCGCCCCGCCAGTGCCGAGCTGCACCAGCAGGTTGGTGGCGGCGTTGCTTGACACACCGTTGAAGGCCACCGTGATGCGACG